CCCCCAGGATTGTAGCTAATTGCTGTTTTGTAACTTTTGCCACGTCATTTCCTTTTACAACCAACGCATAATCAAAGTCCGTCAACTGCGATACTTCATTTAATTTTTTATCTGCCATAATCGTATTTTTTTTAATTATTTATTACTGCTTGATTTTCTACCACTTGAACATAGCCACCCGAAACAAGATTTTCCAAATCGAATGCCATGCCTATTCCACTGTCACGGATACAGAGATAAAGAACTTCCTTATCGGTGTAATACTTGCCTTCCTCCAGTACCATGTTATGTACCCAAGGTATAGGATCATCCAATGTACCGGAGTGTTCTATCTGCACAACCTTGTACAAGGATTCCGTACCCGTTCCCGGCTTCCAGTCCTCCTGCGGTGTATGTTTCTGTACAACCTCGTAGAGTGTACCATCATAGCGGAACCGGAACGACACATCAACTTCCGTACCTATCAGATCCTCCCATGCCGGAAAATAGTCTTTCTTTAACAATGCTTCTTCTGTAGTAAGCCCGGCATTGTTGATATTCGCTGAGATATCATTGAGCAGCGTATCCACACGGTCAAGTGCTTCAACGTCTATAGCCGCCACATCAATAAATGACGTTTCGGCAATCATCTGCTCCTTCTGCTTCGATGTGATCTCTTTCCACACAGCCACATCCTCAGGGCTGTTTATCAACACCTGATTTTCAAATCTTCGTTCCGACAGAGGCATATCCTCGGCCTGTGTCAGATAACAATCATAACCTGCTTGTAATATCATCCTTGTTCCTCCTTTTCTTTTGTGTCCAAATAATCGTTTATGGAATCCGCATAAACTCCCGAAAACAACGGCGTACAGTCGCGTATAATTCGTATTTCCCGTTCATCGTAATCTACTTCTCCTTTGCCAGAGTAAATCTTATGAGCCAGAGAACTGGCGGCTATGCCCGGAACATTTGTGTATATGGCATTAGCCAATGACTCCGCGATATCCATCTCAACTCTGATATCCTTCTTTATCCCTGTGTAACAAGGAAATTTTGTAAAATCTATTTTCATAATTTATATTTTTAATTCCAACAATCAATCCAGTTCATAAACCACTTGTTATTATGCTTGTCATAATACATTGCTGCCGCCTTTGACTTGGCCAAACCTATCGAAGTGCTGACCTCCCCGGAATTCCAGCCGACAAGATTTGTTCCGGCTATGGTCACATCACCACCAGAAACGTTTCTTATCCAGTAGAATTGCCCGTCCTCCGCAGTGGACGGAACAGTCAGCGTAATACCGGACGTTACAGCCATGATAACACTATCCATCACTGACAAAGTTGTGCTCTTGCTTATTCTGCGCAATCTGAGCCTAAACCCACAGATGTCCCCCTTGACGATATACAACGCATGATTCCCGGTATACTGAAAATCATTATCATCATAAGCATGGGAACCTTGTATGTCAAAATACATGCCCACATTGCCATACGCCGTATTCGTTATATTCCTATTAACCGAAATACGGGATGGGCATAATATTGCCCCCCCACTAGATGAAGGAAAAGTATCCGCTCCAATAAACACGCTTGAATAACTTCCGGTAAATCTTACCAAGTTGGCGGAAAGGAGCATGGCATTATTCCCGGAAACCGATTCCATACTTGAGGTGGAAATATTGAAACCGCCAATATTTCCACCTGTGGCAGTTATTGTCCCCGTGATATTTGCCTTCGTTGCAACAAGATTCCCTTCCTGATCCACCCGGAACGGAGCACTGCCCGGAACACCACCGCCAGCCCATATCCTTACAGGTGTCGTACCAGCTTCCTTGCTCTCTCCCCCTGTAAGACCGGCTACAACATTGTTATTTGAGTCCTTTATTATCAGTTCATTGCCTTGGACGAAATCAAGACTGGCGTTCTTGGCAATAATAAGACTGGTATAGATAGGACCAACATTACTTAATTCCGTCCAGTAGGTAGTGTTGGTATAGGTTATAGAAGACGAAGATGTATGTGTTTTAATACACTTATAAACATCCCATCCGTCCACCGCACTATTGTTTCTCACCATTACGATATCAATATACCGCGTGCCGCTTGTAAGGGCTTCGTCATTTCTGTACGTTACCCCGGTTGTCCATTCGGAATCCCGTATGATACAGCCCTGTATTCCTTGTACGCCCTGATCTCCCTTATCTCCTTTGTCCCCCTTTTCACCATCATCACCCTTGTCGCCTTTTTCTCCGGTATCGCCCTTCTCAGCCCATACGTCATATTCGGCTGTATTCACTTCACCCGTCAAGCAGTATCCGCCATCGTTGAAAGTGAACCGGTTGCCGACATTATCCGTCCAACACCACAAGGGAGGATTCGTAGTGGATGCCTTGGCTACATAAGAGCCGCCACCCATCGAAACGACACCCATCTTGGGAACGACCATTCCGGTCTTGAACTGCCCCATCTGGGTGTAACCCTGTCCATCCACGCCATCCTGAATCATCGGCACGCTCTCTATATCAACCAATACACCTTTCGCATCATAGAATGAAAATATGATTTTGGAAGAAATGGATGAAGAAGGAATAGAGACACCATTACTGGTACTGATTTCAGAACCGTTATCTATGGCATATTTCAAGGTTCCATCCGTAGTGACTTCCGAAACACCGCCAACTGTTTTCATCCTCGTTGCAGAAATCCCGGAAACGGAATACGTACCGTCTTTCTTCTTCACAATATTGCTCGCCGAAGTGACCAGACTATACAATACCGCATTCTTACCGCCACGTACACCGGCAAGCGTGAACTTGAGTACACGTGACTGTTCCACACCGTCAGCCATAGCCTTCACGGTAATTGATATCTCAGTACGGTCAGCAAGAGCCGTTCCTTTCGCCACAGATAATGTAATATCACCCGTAGACAAGTCATAAGAGGATGTTACACCTGTCACGCTCTGCACGGATATGGAGGAAAGGGAAAGCTTTGTTGCTCCGTTCCACATGGATGCTGTTGTCGTAATTGACACCTCATCCACTGTTTTCCCATTCTCGTCCAATGCAGCATTATCCATCTGGTTATCCAGGTCGGCACTGATCGCATTGAACGAATGGTTAGCCCACGGTTCGGGAGTAGAGAAAGCACCCCATATACCGTCCTTCTTCGTTCTTTTGCTTACCCATTCATAGGGTATGCTTGCCGACACGCCTACAGGATCATCATTCCAGCCGGAAGGCACATAATCGTCAGTCTGTGATGTTTCTGGAGTGGAAGGTCTTGTATTCGTCGTGGTGTTCGTGAAGATAAACTCATGATCTTTCGCATCCCTTCCGTCTTTTCCGCTTTGGACAAGAAGTTCATATTCGTCGGTATTTATCTCGCCTGTAAGACAATATCCGCCATCGCTGAACGTAAACCGGTTGCCGGCATTGTCCGTCCAGCACCATAAGGGAGGATTGGTAGTGGATACTTTAGAAAGAAACGAACTTCCTCCCATTGTAACGATACTCATTTTGGGAACAACCAAGCCGGAATACCACGGACCGCTATTGGTCACGCTCACACCGTCCTTTCCTGGTGCCCCCGGTGCTCCCGTATCACCTTTAGAAGCAATCTCCAGCCAATCGCCGTTAGATCCCGGTGCAGCAGACGAACCATCCTCATTGATACACGCCCACATGCTTCCGTTATAAGACAAGCTATCGTAGTAATCGTAATGTACGCCAGGTATATAGCCTTCCTCACGGAAATTCAAAGTCTGTACAGGTGTTCCGTCTGGCTTTATCTGCTTGATAATACCTGTCATATATATATTATTCAGATACATGGAGTAACCATCCATGTTCAACCCGAATATATTCAGATTGGAAAGGTCGCCATATTGTAGGGCGACATTGGCGGCGGAGATCTCCCATGTATTCTGCTTCCACAACATACGGGTGTAAGTCCTTGTTTCATAGACTGAGGTCTGGCGCTCCGTATTAGTGAAGCTGCCGTATGCCACGAAAGTCATCATCTCAAAAGGGTCGAAAGAAGAAGGCCACGATGAAGAGGTAGGACGCAACTGGTACTTAAATGTTTCGTTTCTTTCACCTGTAACTTCTGTAATCGTGAAATAGACCGTACAGAATCCGGCAAAACGTCTGTTGCCCTTTCCATCGTCGTAATCCTCCGTAGCGTTCCCGGTGATGTTATGATAGATACCCATACAGATATCACCTACTGCGACAGCTCCGATCTCACCATCTTCCAGCTTAAGTGTACATGTCTTGGTCCCTGTATCTACTGTTTCTATAATGCCGGCTCCGGGCGCACGCCACTTGTCACCCAGCGTGACCATCACACGATTGTATCTTAATTCGGGAACTTCGAGAAACCGGCGGATAAACATGCTCTCAAACTCCCCATGCCCTGTATCGAATATCTTGGCTCCGAATCCGGTTAAGCCGCTTGCAAAACCATTCTTTCCGAAAACAGCACCGGCAAACATACTGAGAAGAAATTTAGTGGAATCCGCCACGTCCTTCCGCACGAATATCTCTTTCAGCTTCTCCGCACTGTTCTCTATCTCAGTCATTACACGCAATGCGCTCATCACATCCTCATCGGTGTAGGTGACATCCTTGTCACCCTGCTTTACGATGCGGTTTATCAGATTCCCGGCTATCTTAAGACCTTTGAGGTAATTAATGATCCCTTGCGCATCATCATCGTTCAATGCGGAAAGGAACCAGTTTTGTACAGGCGTGTCCTTATCCAGTGTGTATGCGGAGTTGGCGTGATCGGCGTTGGTGACATCTCCCCCTCCGCCACCACTGCCGCCACCGCCGTTCTGCTTTATCTCTTCAACCTCAATGGAGATCTTACTAAAGTTGCTGTTGATGCGGTCTGCCGTTTCGCTCCAAGTTCCTGTTTTGTTTATTGTATTAAGCTCCATATATCCTGTTCCACTTTTACCATTCCGCATCCGGATGCACTTCAACGGACAGATGATTCATTATTCTGATGATTAGGTCTCGTATCATAATATATATTTTGAGTGTTACTGATAATTTTCCGAGTTATTCTACAGATTTATAATAGCTAATACAACCGGTTCATACGCTCTTCCTATTTCACGCAATCCACCGCTATCATAACTCGGATGAACCCCGTCTCTTCCATTTTGTAGGACTGTCGTAGTTGCACCGTATAAGTCACATAGTGATTTTTCAGAAAGTGAGCCATATCCATATATATTGTCCATCATCGCATAAACAGGAACAAGAGTAACATAGTCGCTATAAGGATTACCTGTATCATCGTTTCCTTCAAACAGTGATATGATTTCTTCGGCAAATGACAATACACTATATTTCTTAGGGCTGTTGTTGTTATTACTACCGCCCGAAAAAATCATAAGTTCAGCACCATAAACCTCTAATCCAAAAACGAATTTAGTATCCGGATACTGGTTGTGAAATTTATCAATAATTTGTTTCGCACGTAATCTGGCTGTCTGTACACTTTCTGAATTTACGTCCTCATAAGACTTTACCTCGTTGTATCCCCACTGGAGAATGAAGATGTCAGGAGCATCAAATCCCCAATAATCGAAGTAGTATTTGAAATCCAACTCATCAGTTGACGGATTCCAGAACGGATTATACCTCGCATCATCCGCAGATGTGTATGTAATCGTTGCATCACCGGCCAGAGTGTTACCATTAGCGGATTGTGTTTTTGTGATTGTACCGCTTGACGGGAAATTCCCTGTTCCTGACGTATCATCTTCCGTACCATCACCATAATTAGGGTCTGAACTGAATTTCCCCAATTTTAGTTTTCCGCTATATTTACCATCACTCCCTGCTGTCAGTCTGAATCCTCTCACTACCCAAGATATATTATTCCCATCCAAGTAAGACGTACCGGGATAGCCTGTAACCGGTAATTCTGTAATCCCCGAAACGGTCAATATCTTTGCTGCCCCTTTGGGTTCCGTGATAAAGGACATGTTCCCGCCACTCTGTACCTCACCCCAAATATCTTCGGCATAACTGGAACCGGTAGTTTTAGTGCGGTTAATCATGGTTCCGATATATTCAACCGTAACATTATCTTCTTCAAGCAAATTTTTCAATTCAACTTGCCAGCCACCCAGATCAGATATACTATCCCCACTATCCAATATCTTAACTGTCTTATGGGATGAAGGATTGGCAAGTATATTAAATTTGACTTGCAGTTCTTGCAACAATTTTCCAAATTTTCGAAGCGTAAGCTTATTATTAAAAACAGATGCAGCTACGGGGACTCCTGACAATTGCCTGTCGAAAACCTTTAATGTGGCGTTTGACACTGAGAAATCAAAGTTATCATGACATGAGCATTTTATAGCCTGCTTATAATATAAATTATTTTGCCGATTGGCTTTGAAATACAAACTGGACGGCAATACTAATTTTGCCGGGAAAACTTCTTCATTTATAATTTGCTTAACTTCATCCTGTGTCGTTCCGCTGCCTATGCCTTCGGGTAAACTTTCCTCGCTAATTACATAATGAAAAGGCTCGTATTCAGTTGCGGTTGAACCATACTCAATCTGTCCTTCTGTCTTGTAATTTGAAGCTAAGAATGTCGCTCTGACATAGGCTGTATTACTTTCCAATGTAATGGTTAAGGTCTGTTTATTTTGAGTGGAAGTTATGAATGTCTTATCCGAATCGTATTGGCTGAAATAAATTGGCCCCAAAGCAAGGGGATGGGCTGTTATCATCTTTCCTCCCTCTACGGCTATATAACCGGACGTCACATAAGTGGTGCTGTTAGCAACAGTTCCATCCTGACGCAAAAATCCATTACCTGCCTTATCCGGATCAAATAAGTTTTTTCCGACCACCACTTTAGGCATTTGACTCTGTAATGTATCTAATGTTGCATTAGTATTATTTATCGCCTCTTCTTGTTTCGCAAACCTTTGCTCATTATCATAATTCTCTGTATATGGTTCATAGGATGTTGCAGTGCTTCCCTCAAAGAACATTGCATTATCAATGACAGCAGTTGATATGCTTAATCTGATGTAAGCAGCGTTTGACGGTGAGTTAGTCACGCCTGATTTGGCCGCTTCTTCTATCGCATTAAATTCTTTGTCAAACCAGACATTTGATGCACCGCCCGTATTCGTATTTTGGATATAATATGATGTATTTGGATTGACTTTGATATAGTGAGATAAAGACAGGGTTGAATTCGTTTTTAAATTACCTGAGGCATCAATATAATACCCATTCTTTACGGTTAATTTGTTAAATAAGTTCTTACCCAACGAAACACTTTTCTTATCCGCCATTTGTGTTTCAAGTTCTGTCTTATCAGCCGCCATTTGTGTTTCAAGTTCTGTCTTATCAGCCGCCATTTGTGTTTCAAGCCTCACAAACTTCTGCTCGTTATCATAGTTGTCGGTAAAAGGCTCATAGGATGTTGCCACATCTCCAAGCTCCATCTGCGCTGCACCCAACTGAGATTTAGATATTGACAGTCTTATATAAGCTGCATTTTCAGGGGTGGTAACAGTTCCGTCCTTAATTGCAGTCAATACTTTTAAATTATCGTCAAAGATAACGTGATATGCTCCACCAACACCTGTCTTACTAATATGATATTGTGTATTGCCTTCTATGGAGATGTAGACTGTTACGCAATATGAGGAGAGCTGTTTTAAACTTCCGTCTTGCCCCAAATAATATCCATCTGTCAGATTCGATGGATTTATAATATTTTTTCCGACAGAGTATTCTTTTTTCCCTGATATTCTAGCATCTATTTCGGAAAGTTCCGAGGTCAAGCTCTTGCGACCATTCGGGTTAACCACCGCATCGGTTGTGGTAGCCGGGTAAATGGTTTGGCTACCTTTGGTCAGCTTATATATTTTTGCCATAATAAATCTCCTATATTTCTAAATTAGTAACTGTTTCTTCTTCCTCTTCCGGTGGCAAAGGAGGTACAAAATCACTCAGCACATCTTCATATTCATTATCCGACAATGGGAACGCCTGAATCGAATTATATGCGGCATAATCGGGATAAGATGTTATTTCCACCGTGCTTTCATCGGTTTTCCCGGTAGTCAGTACGATTCCTGTATCTTCAACGGAAACAAGGTTGCAGATGCCATCCTGAAAGTCGGAATCGGATATGAAGTATTCACGTTTGACCTTCAACATACCGGGAGAAAAACAGGGGTTGTCAAAAGCGACAAGCAGGTTGCCGTCTTCCATGCGGCTGCAACCGACATACTCATGCCCGTCAAAGGAGGCTATGAACTTTCCCTTGAACGGATTGAAGTAAGTAAACCGGAAAGGAGTATTCACATCCCCGTTCAAGTTCTTCTCTATGATCTTAAAATCGGACTGATAATTGATTCTCATAACTATAATATTGATGTTACATCGTTTATCTCCTCGGCTGTCAGGTATCCGTTCAAGTCAACACTTCCGCCACCTCCTGTCGTGCCTGTAGGACTCCATTTTCCCTTTGTTTTGCATTCATATATAGGACCCGGTATGGTGTCACCCACAACAGCCCAGTCACCTACAACAGGAGATGGAACAGCCTCTTTCAGTAATTCAAGAGTAGAGAACAACCCCTTGTTGCGGATGCCGTTCTGCTTGACTTTTTCCACTTCGGTAGAAGTCTTGCTAAAGTTGTTGTTAAGACGGTCTGCCGCCTCACTCCAAGTACCTGTCTTGTTAATACTATTCAGTTCCATATCACTTCACTTTATTTGGGCAATTGGTTTTGATCCCATACAATCTCAGAACCTTTAACCATAATTATGCGTCCTCCCATTATCTGGGTCTGATATATATAACCGTCACTTCCTTTTTGCTCCGCGACCATACTATCCGGGCGGAAATATAATCTATCACTGCTAGAAGGATCGAACATGGAAATACTGGGAATCATCCCTCCAAGTCCGTACTGTAGGGAGATACTGAACAGTTCTTCCCCATTATAATCATACATTCTGATAGACGGTACGGAATACTCATCCTCAGGGGATATTACGATCTTGTAACCATTGGATGATATGACATTGACAGTACCACTAAACTCTCCCTCTCCTTTTATCCAGATATTGCCATCCTCATCAATTTTAAAATTGCCGTTAGGTGACTTTACATTTTTAAAGATTCCGCTTTCCGCATTGACTTCACCTCTGAACTTACCACCTAGAGCATAGATATATCCTCTCAAAAACACATCACCGCCATGAGTGGCAACGAAGTTCGCCATGTTCGCCCATTCCGTATCTGTGGGCTGGTAATTAGGATCATTACGGAACCTCATTACGGTCAGAATCGCCTGTTCAAGTTTTCCTCCTGCCCAAAACGCCACATCATCATCGTCATTGTATATGCCGCTAACTCCGGCTGTGACCTTCTGTAACTTGCCATTCTTGTAGTTGCCTAACTGGATCATATTGGCCAATATCAGACCACCAAGAATATCCACAGAACCATCCTTGATCGCACTGGCGATATAATTGATTGACTGGAAACCGGCTGTTGCCTTGTCATTGTCAAGAATTGAAGGCTTCCAGTCAGTAGCGATGGTTCCACGCTCTAACTGAAGGTCACAAACGGTTGCGGTACCACTGATAAGAAATATACCACTGCCATTGAAGGTAATCTTATGGGTATATCTCTGATAAGAGGATGTGAGAGGTTGAGAAACACTGAAAGAACCGCACGAAACAGACACAGACGTACCCTTTGCTTTATAACTGATAACATAACTTTCTCCTTTAATCAATGATACGGACTGGGACAAACTACCGATTGCAGCAGAGTACCCGGAGCCGGCATCACTGTCCGCAGATACGGTAGCCACTCCCGTCCAATATTCCAGTTGCTTGCTAAAAAGTTCGGTATCCGCCGATAGCTCGGTAGCGGCAGACAGGTCCTCTGTTTCATAATCTCCCGTAAATCCAGAATTGCGCAACAGATTGACACTACCAACGGCGGCATTGTCTATCGCATCCTTAGCCTCTTGGGCCAGATCAGCCGCCGCCTGTATCTCATCCGGAAGACCTTCCATATTACGCCATCCGGTGGAGCCTTTTTCGATGTGGAACATACCCTTGATATCAACACCTTTATCCTGAGTGTATTCCATGTAAGTGGTCCGGTCCTTGTCACCAATATACGTATCTCCGTACACCTTCATCCGGGCCTTGCCGGTAGACCTGTCAAAATCAAAAGATATAACGTCTTTCCCGGTCAAGGTAAAATCATTAATACCCTGATACATGATGATAGACGGAGAAACTTCGTTCACCGAAGAGAGAATTATCGCCGCCTGTCTGGTGATATCAGTCTTATGGCCCAATCCCACGATATCATCACCTGCCACCGGAACATCGTTCTCGACATTAGGATCACACACGGTCTTGGACAGGTCTATATAATTCTCACCTACTGCTGTGACCAACCGCCAGTAATAGCGGTTGCCGACATGATGCGAAATGCCTGTCTTGATATTGCACTCCTGTGCGATGGCGAGAGATCCCGGAGTAAACTGGTTCTCTATCTCAATTCCGTCTTCCTCTTCCTTGAAATAACAACGGTAGACATCATCCAACTCATCCACACGGTTGCATTTCATGCCTGCATGGGAAATCACCTGCTCGCCACCTACATACGTCTTCTTCTTTACTTCAAGCTCGTCAAAAACGGCTTTGACCTTGACATACAGATAATCAACAACAGCCTGTGACATACCGTTCTCAAGTACAGTAATTCCACTACCGTTCTTACCTATCAAAAGACCTTTTAAAAAAGTGATCAGACCGTTGGCTGTGTCGGCGATATCTTTGCGGAGGAACATTGCTAATGAGCGTAAAGCAGAGAACACATTACTATTGCTAGGAGCAGTCGAATCATTTGTACGGATTATATAAACCCCTTTTCTACCTCCACTAGTGTACGTCTGACCTTTATAAGTAAGATTGTCAACTTTATTTTCAAGCTCCCCAATTCGGGAATATGCTGTGCTTTCACCGATTGTATATACAGGAGCATCGTAAGGTAAATCAAGCTTTATTTCAAGACCTATAACTCTAGATATCCGACTAGTCTCAAAAAAAGATTTATTGACAAGCTCTATTCTTTGGCCAATGTCAAATGTCCGGCTGATCATGTTTTCTTTTACCCATGATGATGCAAGGGTAGTATTGTATGTACCATCATCGACCATCATCTTTTTTACACAATCCACCGTTTTGTCTCTTAATTCTTGCTCGGCATTTGATACGAGGCCAAGGTCTGTTATCTTCGTACTATCCCAGCCGTAAAGAATGAATTTATCTCCTGTAGTAGGTTTTAATGTTTCATCGGGCAATGTCCTTCCATAATTATCATTGGCAACAATTTCATAGACATCACTTTCAAGTGTTACGCTTCCTAAACTTGTGCCAGCCTTATGAAATGTTACACCAAAATCCATACCATTAAGTAAACCAGACTGGAATACCAACCTAAGTTCTTCTCCATCAATAATATAACTTTCATCAAAGACAAGCCCACTAGTATCGGTTACATAATAAAATGTCTGGGTTACTGTTTCTTGTGTTTCTTCATCTTCTATCGTAGACGTATAACTGCCAACCGTACCAACAACACATTCAGTACGTGGATAGACTTCATCAAGGAATATAATATCTTCAATAGCTTCCTCCTGCGGCATTTCCGTACCTATATCATAACCTTCTTCACCAATATATACCCTTTTACCATCCTTATACCGATAAGCATCAATATACGGTGTTCCTTCTGGTAACATCAACCGCTTTTGAACAATACCATTTACCACTACTGTTTCATCAACAGTCCGATAGTTGGAAGGAATGTTTCTTGTTGATCCAAAAGCATACACACGTGTAGCATAGGTTCCCTGGCTTTCACTGCGCGGCATTTCTTGGGCTTCCACACCCAGCTCTATCCTAACAGCATCTCCATTCTCACAACGTCCAAATCGGATAATATTATCTTCTACCCACCACTCACAATTCCACGTTTCTGCCATGTTAGTAAGAGCATCCAGCAGATTGGTATTCTCATAAGACATCAACTTAGCTGAATCCTCTACTGACGAATCTATAGAAAAATCGAAATCATTACCCCTGTATTTGTAACCAAGAGCTTGTAAGTTTCGGAGGAACACACCTAATTGCATATCCAATGAGGCAGTAAGGTTCCAAGACGCTTCCTGGCCTGCCACCTCCGGCATGTACTTGAATTTCTTATTTTTCCATTTCCAATAGTAAGCATCAAGACGCAACTCGTAATTATAGCCGCCCGTAGACTGGTCATAAGTAGGTGTCGGCAAATCTACAACTTCATATATCTTTGCGAATTTACCACCTAGGGATTCATCTAATATCCCCGACAAGTCCACATAATCACCCATCTTAAAATTAATAGGAGTTAGGACGTTAAAAGGAAGAGTAATGTAATCCTCCTTACCCAATGAATAACGACCTATCGAACCAACGTTGAAGTCTGTGGAGAAACGAATATCTCCTGATATGTTTTTAATGTCTATTAGTCCCATACGAGTATTGTATAGCTTCATACAATGTTATGTAGCAAATATACAAATAAATCACATGATAGCAATTATATTCAAAGAAAAAATCATGTTGTCCTATCCGCAGGATTAGGTTCCACTAATTTCAAGGAAAAACTAGCGATTCCCCTCATAAACTGTGTAAATTGGTTACATGACAAATAAATAGTCTTATACACAACATTTGGCTGATATTTGCTTCTGATATGTAATACCCCAGTGGCGAGTTCTTCACAAAAAGAATTATATCTAACAAAAAACTGATCTTCGCTTTTAGCCGTAAGATTAAATGTAAGTGTAATATTCCTTTCGTCAATCTTGGAATCTGAAGTTATAACTCGCTTGCCGTTTTCCAGACGTGACTTGTTTTCTATAAACTCTTTCATCGGCGGTGGTGTCATTAACGCCGATAAAGAAGAGGTATCCATACTTATTCCCCATGTGGTATAAGCATCCTTATCATTTATATAAAATTCTCCTTCCATGTTACATATTTTTAGTATTATCTACTATCTTATCTAATTTCGATCCTAATTCAAGGATAGGCTTTGTGTATTTTACGATATCTTCCAAATAACCGTTAGTAATCACATGCTGATTCAAGATGTTACCCAACGTAGCATTGCCCTCCGTTGAAATAGAAACCAAAGATCCTATGCCGACAACAACATTTATCATCTGGCTCTTTATTTCCTCATTTGAAACCTGCAAGGCAGTAAAACGTCCATTCAATTCCTCTCCGGTATCTTGAGACATGGTTTGGAAACCTTTGCTGCTTGCAGACTGGGAAGCTGCTTCCTGTGAAATCTTGTCATATCCGGTTGCGGCAGCAAGCTCATCACGCAGTTTCATGGCTTCATCCACATACTTCATATATTCATCTTGCAAGGCTTTCCTTTCCTCTTCGGTCAGCTCGTTATCCTCCATGCTGGCACCAAACTTTTCCCACCATTCCTCCAACTTTTCACTGTATAACTCACCAATCTTATTGGAAAGCATGGCACGCATAAAGTATTCTGATATATCTTCCGATGCTGCCTTCGCATCGTATTTCATATCCATAAGATTGTCTACAAAACTATCATACATAGAATCAAATGACATTCCAGTCAGACCCTCGTAAAGTTCATTCGTCAGTTCTTCCAACGTACCAGCTTGATCAATATAGTCATTCAACTTATCAGTCAGACGATCACCGTATCCACCTTTGCCGGTATTCTGAATGGTTTCCCACATATCTACTGTCTCACGGAGCATTTTCATTTCTTCTGGGGTAAGATTCCAGATATCACCATTCCAATCACGACCAATCTTTCCACTCAGACGGTCTATCTGTTCCTGAGAAAAACCGCCCCAATAATAATTCCAACTATGATGAGAACCAGAATAACGTGCTTGTTCCTGCGCTATACGCTTATAATTATCAATAGTTTCTTTTTGATACTTATAAGCATCCCGGTATGCGGCAACAGACTGCGTTCCCTTGCTTGCCTTCATTTCGTCAGTCAAGTCTTCAATGGCAGTTTGTAACGTTTCGTTACGGTCTGTCAATCTGTTGATAGCTTCCTCGACCTCTTTTTTATTACCGCCAATACCAAACAAAGAATTAAAACCACCGAAAGAAATCGCATTAAGGATATTACCTATTCCATTTTTCAATGAATTCCCAATTGTAACAAACAAGTCTCCAGACAAAACATCACTGATAATCCCACTGACCGCATTTAGAACAGCATCAAGCAGACCACCGACAAGATCACTCAATCCGTCTTTGAGTACGTCAATAATAGACAAAATCCATCCGACAATGGGAACTTCTTGAAGCGATTCCGATGTCTTACCTATGACGTCCTTGAATCCGTTCACGGTTTTGATAATTCCACTATATGCGTTATACAACCCTCCGGATGAAATCTGCTGCAAGCCTCCCAACAAATTTTCCATGCTTGCTTTCAGTCTGGTGGCGGTATCAGTCACATTACGCTGGGCCTGATTGGCGATATCCGTCTGTGTCTTTACATTGGCGGATGCAATGTCAGCATTCTGTCGTGCTATATCAAGGGCATTCGCTGTAACCTGCTTTTCTTCTTCTGTTCCACTCTTCTGTGCTTTGGCGTAATCATCCTGTGATTTCTTTAGTTTTTCCAAAGCGGCTGTTTCAATCTCTATGGCATTGATACGGTTTTGTTCGGCTGTATGATAGGCTTTTACATCCTCTCCAAGTTTCTTGAAGTTGACTCCACTTGTACCACCCAAAGACTTTTCCATCTGGCTGATGGCGTCAATCAATGATTTCTGGCTTGCCTGATCGGAGTTCTTGAACTTGTCAGTCCGTACATATTTTTTTGCTTCGTCCAAGGCAGGCTTTACCATGTCGGAAAACATGGAACCAAACTCACCGAACACAGTAACCCAATCTATATTGGCTTTTATGGCTTCCGTTTCCTTGTTCTGTATGGCAACATCACGTTGTTTCTCCAGCAACTTTACTTGTGCACTATTAGCACCGCTTTCTTCCTGCGCTTTCCTTATTTTTTCCGAATACTCTTGGGCGATAGCCAATTTCTGTTGCTGAAACGTGCCATATTCTTTCAAGTAATCGTTCAAAGCCTGTTGTTCGGCTTTAAGTTGCTCCTTGGTTACATTAGTAATATCTTTATCCCTCATGCTTTCGGCATTGGCATAAGCTTCCGAGATTTCCCGTACCTGCTTGTCGGTCAACTTGCCATTACCGGCTTTGCTCCATTCTTCCTCCTGTTTTCTTATCGCATCAAGCTGTTTTTGATAATCAAAGTCAATCTGTTCCAACTTCTTTTCCGTGCCTTCTTTCATCAGGTTGATTTCATCTTGCTGATTCTGACGGCGAAGTGAAAGAAGTTGCCCATCCAGCTTTTCTTGGTTTTCCTTTTGCTTTTTTGCTAGATTTTCCTGTCTGGTTAATTCGCTCCCAGTTACTCCGCCCAGATCCTTGTATGCCTTTTCGGATGCCTCCATCTTATCTTTGGCTTCTTTCACCTGTTTCGATGTAGCCGTCTGATCTTTGATTAATGACTCATACCCTTTTTTCGCTTTTTCCCATTCGGCTTTAGCATTTGCCAAATCTTCCTGATATGTAGTTTCTTTTGTTTCCTGTCTGTTCTCAACTTCCAATTGGACATTGATTTCCGACAAGACATCCTTTCTTGCGTTTGCCAATTCATTCTTCAGGTCTTCGATACGCTGTGCCTGAACCTTCATTTCGGAACGGTTGTTCTCCTTCTTAGCTAAATTATAAGCCCATTCCGCACTTTTTATCTGTTGTTCCAAGGACTCGACTATAGCCTGTTTTGACTGTGTTCTGGATTTTACAACTTCTTCATTATATGCCTTCCAAAAACCAATCAAATCCTGTATATGACCTTTCTCATCAACATATTTCCTAAAGAGTGCTGGGTATAGTTCCTCAATATCTTTTAAAGCTTTGAGTTTAGTAACATCGGCTTCCACCTCGCTATTAATGGTGCTAACAAGACCTTCCAAAGTACGTTTCCGATCTTCCTCGTCCGTGTTGAGTTTTTCTATTTTCTTGTTATATGAATCTAAAGCACGTTCTGCTGACGTTGTATTATCGGATAACGACCACATTGCAGCTCCAAGCCCTACAACAGCAGTTGCCAATAACACATACGGATTAGTAAACATAACAGCGTTCAAAGCTTTTTGTGCCGTTGTTTGCAAAACCAGCCATCCGTAGTGGGCACGTTCGGCAATAGTTAGAGCGGCAATACCTGAAGCTTGTAAAGCTTGCAAAGCCGTGACTGTCATCACAGCCACTTTATATACGCCATAAGTTGCTACAAGACCAACAAGAACTTTTCCCACTTTCTCATAATTCTCAACCAAATAAGAAACACCGGACAGAGCTTCGTTTATAATTCCTTCATTGGCTTTCCCTATCTCATTGAACATGGTGGAAACAGCATCCTCTATATTAGAAATTTGCCCAGTGATTGTCTTGGACTGTTCTTGCATAAGGTTGTAGAACATTCCTCCCTCATTTGTAAGGTTTTGGATGACTTTCTGGACTTCCGGGAATCCCACTTTCCCTGCTTCAACTAAACTTTTTACTTCTCCTTCTGCTACTCCGAATACTTTTGCCAATTCGCGAATCATAGGAATACCACGACCTGTAAACTGATTTAAATCTGCGGTATATAACCGTCCTTGCGTCATGGTAGTACCATACAAATACACAATATCACCAAGTGGCTGAGAAAGGCCGGCGGCTATGTTTCCAAGACGTATCAAGTCGTCATTTACGTTTTCAACATTTTCTCCATAAGCAAGAAGTTGTTTAGCTCCATTTGCTACGCCTTGAAGGTCAAAAGGAGTGGTAGCAGCCGTTTTTACCAATTGCTGCATGAGGGCATTAGCCTTATCCTCACTGCCAAGCATTGTCTTAAATGCAACTTCCAATTGTTGGAATTCTCCTCGGACTTGTGCAATATTTGAAATTAATTCTTTTGCAGTAAAACCAGCTCCGAATGCTGCGGCAGCTCTAGTCATACGGTTAAACAGTTCTTCAATACCTAAACCGCTTTGCTCTATTTGCTTGGACGTGTTTTTTACACCATTCTCTACTTCACGAAGTCTACGTAAGAAATTAGAATTATCACCTGTAATGTCAAAATGTATTCCAGCCATAGGTCTTTTCGATAGAAATAGTTCCGTGCAACATCACACGGCATTGCAAATATAACAATAAATGACATAGTTAGAGTCACAAAACACACAAAATATATTCAACGGTTTATTTTCCCATCTTTAATTTTGTTTATATTATTATATAAATATATATTTGTAAAATATTACAACGTAAAAAGCAGAGCAATGGATTTTAAGGATCAAGTTGTACGGCTATCTGATAATATAAAAAAACAAAAAGACAAGATAGCTACAGAAGAAGCTACAAAAAACGCATTTATAATGCCAATGATTGCAGCCTTAGGATACGATGTTTTTAACCCTTTTGAGGTCGTGCCTGAAATGGATTGTGACTTAATAAAGAAAAAAGGAGAAAAAATCGATTATGCCATAATGAAGGATGAAAATCCTATACTTCTTATAGAATGCAAACACTGCAAGCAAGACCTAAACCTGCATGACACCCAACTACAAAAATATTTTGTAGCGTCAAAAGCCCGTTTTGGCGTGCTTACCAATGGGATAGAATATAGATTTTACACCGACTTGGAGAAAATCAATATTATGGATGAGAAACCTTTTCTTATCGTGAACATGCTTGACTTATCAGATGCGGATATAGAGCAACTAAAGAAATTCCATAAGTCATATTACAATGAAGAGGATGTTCTAAGTACGGCAAACGAATTGAAATACACGACAGAAATAAAATCAATATTGAATAACGAATTTGCATCACCTACAGCAGAATTTGTTCGATTCTTCGCACGTCAAGCCTATACTTCAGGTCAAATCACATCGAAGGTGATAGATATGTTTACACCACTCGTAAAGAAATCCATCACATCTGTTATTAATGATATTATTTCAGATAGACTAAATACAGCTATAAAAAACAGCGAGCAAACATCTGACTCACTCCAAACGATAGACAATACATCCATAAATACTTCCACAGAAGATACAGAAAAGAAACTCCCGGACGGAGTTGTATACATGGATAAAGAATCCGGTGTCGTAACAACACAAGAGGAATTAGATGCCTACAACATCGTAAGAAGCATTTTAAGAAAAAGCGTGGATGTGTCACGCATAACCTATAAAGACTATAAAAGTTACTTCGTTGTAAATATCGATAACAGCCAATGGTTCTGGATATGCCGTGTTTCTATCGGAGCAAGAAAAAAGCAAATAGGAATACCGGTAGACCAATATAAGAGTTGTGAATGGATTCAGATTGACAACATGGATGATATATTTAAATATGCAGACAGACTTGAAGAAGCACTTAAAATGGCAATAAAAAGTTGTGAACATTAAAATTAACATTAGTATTTACATTATGAAGAAGAAAGTTTTATTTTTACTGACCGTATTTCTTTATTCAATAACAGCTTTTGCTCAAGAAAAAAAAGAAGTTATCATTAAAGCTGGTACAATTGTTCCTTTGGAATCCATAAGTAATGTCAGAGCCTCCAAAGCACATGAGGGGCAGAATATTGATTTTAAAGTTTCCAGAGATGTTATCATAGACAAGGTTGTAGCCATACCGGCCGGAACTATAGCCAAGGGGGTAGTGTATGAGGCGAAAAGATCTGCATGGTTTGGAACCAAGGGAAGATTAGGAATCAGGATGCGCTATTTAACTTTGCCATCTGGTGATAATGTGAACTTCTCATCATCTGAAGTATATATAACAGGAAAAAACAGGACTCCTTTATCTGTTGTAATATTCTGCTGCACCTGTATCCCTCTGCCTTGTGGTTCCAAGGCTGAGATGAAAATCGGTTATGAGTTTGATGCATCAGTAGCAAACAATACCGTAGTAATAGTAGAATAGTCATTTTCTGATTATCCTATTTCACCGATAAATCGCGAGAGTTTTTGTATAACCCTCGTGATTTTTTTGCCTTTTATTTATCGCACTGTTCTATTTGTCGTATTTAATCCCATTTCATGGCTTTGATTTTTGCCATATTTGCAGGGTCATCGGCATTGATGATATCACGGTCTTGAGGTATGTTAACTCGCTTACGTTCCTCGTCAGACAAATATATGGACGTTACGGAATCGGCAAGGAGCAATTGTAAATTGGCATAGCTAATACCCCAAACAACATATTCAAAAGTCCATCCGTACCGTTGACAAGCTGTATCTATCAATGTGCCATATATGCTTTTGCCGCCAAATGTAAGAGAATTATTATCCTTCTTGGCTCTCATGGCTTTTGCTTGCCATTCTTTTTCCTTATCTATTCCAAGGTGTTTTATATATGCTGATATGTCTCCTTCTGACAATACCATAACCAATAGTTGTGCCATACTGTCATTATCTATTTCTTTATAGAAGAAATTACATCTTTCTTGTACAAAATCATAATCAAACAATTCTTCTTTCTTATTGATGGTATGATAGGACAAAATACGGCACACGCTTTCTTTTTTTTCCTGACATATTCTCAACGCTTCCATATACGGATTAGCCTTGATAATTTCCAGATTTATGCCAAGACACTCCACAAGCCTTGATATTAGGTATGTTTTTCCAAGAGTAACCGGATATAGATAAAACTGACGTTGATTTACTTTAAAACCATGTGGACGTTCAATTATAGTATCCGCAATGTCCATGTCTATAAGTTTCCCATCTTCTAACATAACGGTTCTTGTTTTTTTAATTAATGCCGGATATCTTCACAGACAACCGGCATGAAAAGACATATGAATAACAAACCAAATTTTCAAAATCGAACGGAAACACAGATTCGAACTGTAACCTAATGCCTGGTAGACATACGTGCATCCATTACACCATTTCCGCAATACACGTGGGTATAAAGCCCCCACGGCAGGCTATCATCCTGAAAAACTATCCACCTACATTAGGATTAGGAGCAACTTCAAATTTATCTCCATCTCCAGATTCATCTTCTGGGTCACATTCAACCTTAGTCGGCTTACCAGAAGTAGGCGTTGTTATAATCTTACCCCATTGAATCTGTTTTTTGTCCGAACCCGGCTTCAAAGCATCAAAGGTATACGCCCAAATACCACCATCTGCCGCTGTAAATGAATCCTCAACAGAAACGGTAGTTTTTTCCATACAGAATCCCTGAACATCAGGATCTTCAGGCTGTAAAGCAACAGCATAATTATGTGCTACCACTCCATCACTATCACTTATAGGACGCTTACGCCCTTTTGCAGCACGAATATTGAAAGTAAGAGCATAGGTGTTTTTTCCATACTTTACATCCTCGTTCTCTCCTCCTTCAATCTTTGCTTCTTTCTTGTCACCTTTTGTCGTTGTCAACTGTGTGGAATCCTCTACCGGAGTAGGCAATTCTTCCCATGCAGGTGATACTGCATCAAGGTCTTTAATAAAAATACGGGGCTTACCCCATCCGATTACTGCCATAGTTCTATATTGCTTAATATAGTTAATACTTATTCGTTATTTATCTCAATATACAGCTTGTTGTTGATGAAATGTTCCGTGTGTCCATCCTCAAAAGAAACACCGGTAGACATGACTTTTTGACTACATTCTTTAGGAACTGTATGAAACTCTTCTTTACGTATATAAAAGAGAAACTTACACAAGTCACACAATTCCCCTATACGGAGTGTATGCTTTTCCCATGCTTTTGTTCTAGAATTCCATTGGTCCCTAACATAAACATTGACATTCACATAAGCTCGCTGGATCTGACCGCATCCCTCATTGGCAAGTACAGATATGACAATATCCTCCTTGTCCGATTTATCTGGTCTACCCCTATCACTCAATTTCCCGGTTACACTTCTTTCAAGGATTGATCCTTTAATCTTGTGATATACAAATTTTGATATTTCAATGTCCGATTTCATCATTTAGCAATCTGTATCTTTAATTTTTCAAGCATCTTGGGTACTTGGTCTATTGCCCATAGCTCCGTTGACGCAAGCACATCCTTGTTATCCATCGCTTCCACATATTCAGCATAATTCATTCCGGCAACAATAACAAGAGCATAGTCATTGGAATATCTTCTAGCCAGTTCTTCTGCTAAGTCTTTGCCGACTTTTACACCTTGTGAACCCTGCTTCACCTGATTAAAGTCTGAGTATTGGATAATACTGCCATTATGGGCTATTACATAGCCAACTGAGCTACGCAAATTACCAGACTGATCATACCAACTTTTATCACCACCTCTATCACGTACCCTGATAACACATTGTTCTCCAAGATACGACAAAGCGCGTATTGTTAGCCTTTCAACCCGTTGTGCCTCCCTCATAAGTGTATTATGAATTTCATCAAGTTTGGTAGCCATTCTTATACCCATATCCTAAACCCAAATTTTGCACTGAAGCTGGTAACGATGAAAACCTTTCACTTCAAATTCTCTTTCTATTCCTCCGAGCAGACTTATCTTGACTCTATCTCCTATTGTAAAAGCACGGCAGTTTGCTGGTATATTACAAACCTCATAAGAGTATTTACGTATTATGCCATCTTCAAATTCCCTTTCATCCGATTCACCGGCAGGAACAGCATCACAGGGAATTTCACCTTCCCAATGTTCTTCACCCGAATGGTAATCTCCGTTTTCATCCTCGTATCCTGAAGCAGATACAAGGTATTGCAAACGATGTGGATTTCTACTCAAAACAGCCATACTACAACAAACAGTCACCTACATACACCGTTGGTTTTGCCTCCAGTTCTACTAAAGGTTCACCAATAGTCTTGTAAATGGAGTTAACACGTAAAAGTATCCGTTCTTTATCTTTATCAGATAAAGCCCCGAAGGACTTGTCTGCTTCAGAGAAATTGATAGCCTGGACCAAAGACCAAAGACAATCAGCTAAAGCTCCCTGGTATTCGTTAGAATGATCTATATCATAACCAAACTCATCATCACCATTGAGATTACGTTTAATCATCACATTCTCTACAAAACCGATAGAAATCGGATAGTGTATTTCGTCTACGAGAGCTTGCTGTATTGTCTTCATGGCTTATTCTGATTTATGAGATTCAACTGCGGATTTCAATTTCGCTTCGTCAAAGTCATTCAGCCTGTTCACGGCGGCAATCAGCTTGTCATCTGCAATAGTTGAAGCTAGATTTTTGCCTGTTATTTTATTGAATTCCTTGACAAACTCCGGCTTCTTGTAAGTATTTCCCCAAATAGTGATTTTCACATCCGTACTGTCAGAAGTTTCAGCTGAGGTATCTACCGCCTGAGCTTCCGAAATATCAAGAGAGTAGATTTGATCCACGTTCTCAATAACAGAGAGCACAAGAGCCTGCCCACTCGTAGTTTCGGTAAACGGCTCCGTTGTTCTGTAACGGCTGATGAGTTTGTACTCATCAACGGTTGAATAAACAACACCCTCTACCGGATTTGTCTTTTCCGCAAGCGTTCCCCACACCAAAGCACCGACTTCTTCTGTGGTAAGGAAAATCAACTTGTTCTGGTTCCACGGCTTGTACGGTTTCCTTTTGCCGTTCTTCTCTGAGATGATTGAACGGTCAATTTTCAGGAAAGCAACCCCGTTGTTATCATCCGCAAATGCTTCGTCAAACAAAGATGCTGTCGGAACAGGGAGCTTTGTATTACTGTCAAAAGTCTGACCGCGATAATTGGCTACCAGTTCTTTTGCCCCTTGCGTCTGACGCAACTTGTTGTAGGTGGACAATGCAATGCAGATAGTGATGATTGTGTCGCCGTTATTGTCAGCATAAGCCAATACACGCTTAATGTCATCAAGCGTAAGCTCATTTTGCGTCTCAACACCAAAACAGTTTTCAGGCAGATAGCCGAAATTGATACGCAAAGCCGTACCGGTATTGTTTTCATCCTCCACAGCTACAATACCATTAGACAATCCGGTCAGGAAGTTCGCTTCATTCTGTTCGTCAATACCGACAGAGCAAGCAATCGGGTCGGAAGTCAGCTTATTCGCGATGTTCGTCCATTCCGCACCTTGCGCTTTCATTATGTTAACGGTATTGATATCCGATTCAAACATGATTTTTTTCATACCGATTTTCGGCAGAGAACCATTGGCGTGAGCAATGGCATCGCGGCTTTTAATCGGAAGTGGCGAGTTCATCGACACCATGTCGGCTGCTACATAAGTAGTGTTTACCGCAGCGTTAGACCATTTCTGGTCTGCCGAATAAACCTTTCTCAACATAGATTTATGCAAATAGGTGCGTTTGTTGTCACCGTTCCGCTTGCCGTTCACTGTATCTACTACATTCTGGAGTCTCGGAAAGATTTTTCTGATGTACTCCACAAATTGTGATTGTACCATTTTTTACCTCCTCTTTTAATCGTGCATGAATACTAATCCAGGCAACTCCGTCTTCATTGCAGTTTTGATATTATCCACTGAATACGGACTTGCTTTATCATTCACTTCACCATCGTACATGATTGCTGCTAAAGGAGCATCCTTTGTAACGCTTCTTACCAATACACCTACATAATGATGGCTACCGGGCAATGTATCATATTGATCATAATTCGATGCTTTTAGCGGCATAGGCTTGAATAGTGTTTCGTCATCATCTGATGCGATAATAACATGACCAGCCTTAATTACATCATATGGATAACCACTGACATCAAGCGTGCGACCACCAATGATACCAGCACCGTATCGTCTGATTACAACCGAATCAAGACCAGAAGTAATCACCTGCAATTCACTTGCTAAATTTGCTGTTGCACCCATTTTTAATACTTAGTTTTTTGTTAATGTTTAGAATGTGTCAGCCAACGCTTTGATTTCAGCGTCACTAATCACTTCATCTTGTTTTCCCGAACTTTTACCACTTGCGGCAGGCGGATTAGCCAATGTAGACAAACCTGCATCTGCACATTCTTGGTTGTAATTCTTCAGGTCTTCCTCAACTTCCGAATAAAACTCGTCAAACTCCTCTTCGGTTTCAAATTTCATGCGGTCGAAACTTTTCAGGATGCGACTGCCGAAAGAACCCGAATCTTTGAGCAACTCGTTGAGCTTGGATTTTCTTGATGTAGTGACTTTTTCACCTTTCAATACCGAAATTTCATTGGTAAGTGTATCAACCTTGTCAAGCAATCCCTTTGCCCATGCTGGAGCATCATCATTACTTTTATTCTGCTGAGGATCATTTTTGTTTGAACCCGTCTGACGATTGTTTGAAGTGTTCGATGATGTATCATCGCCGTCATCGGTTTCGTCATCGCCATTCTTTTTGCGGTTTTCTTCGATTACTCGATTTGCAAAAGACTGGCTGACTTGCAGGTAGGGGAGAACCGCATCAATAGCTGCTTCAATTTCTGCGTTTACGTCCTCATCGGAGGCATCATCTGTGGAGGTTAGGTTATCGGCAATTCTAGCAGCGATACCCATCACCTCTTTTTTATTGAACCCGAACGCCTTCACTTTCGGTTTCAATTTCAACAAAACCTGTTGTTTTCTATCCATTGTACAATGTTTTAATTAATAAAAACGGCCTGCAAAACATTACATGCAAGCAGACCGTCAACCTTCTTAATCATACATTAAGAGCAATGAATGTATTCACGACAAGTTCGGTTGCATGTAACTTCACATGCTTTATGCAAATATACGAAAAGTGATTCTTTTTACTTCACTTTAATTGTTAAACTATTATAATAAGACACATAGTACGAAAATAATCTTGTACTCCGTGTTATGAAACTGAATGTATCTGTATATAAGCAGTTATTATTTAAGATATGACGGGTTATCCTTTAAAAAATATGGCAAAGTTCCATTTCTCTTTGCATCTGCTATGCGTTGGGAATTTGTGCCAATCCACTGTTTAAATGCATTCGGTACATCCTTGACTTCATTCACACTTTCAGTCGTAGATTCACTTCTACCATCCCATTCCCAAAACTCTTCTTCTGTTTTAAGGATAGGTATTTTATAGCATAAATCATTCGGATGCCAGCCAGTCCAAACGAAATCTTTAGGATATTTACCTGCTAACCTATCGCATATATCCCCATGTGGCATACGGTGATGATGTGAAGAGCTTAGCTTTATTTCGTACCCCACAACGAAATCCATTTGTTTCCAACGCTCATTTTCAGCAGTCCGGTAAGCCATGTTAATTTCAGATCGAGCCAGTCGGATAGAACGGTATTCGCAATCCTTTAAATGTTCTGCACTACCATACTTGTCTTTATAATCTTTTTGCAGTGATGGAAAATCAAGCAGATATTTAGAGATTTGTTTACTCAAAGTAATAGCACTTGTTCCTTTCTGAATAGCGCAAGATATAGCTGCTTCAAGTTCTTGTTTATAAATGGTGGATTGTTGCCAAAGTTTGGCAGAGACATTAAAGCCTTTATCCTTGCGGTTTTGGAACGCTTTCAAAGCATCAGAGTTTACTTGATATAAGACTTTGTATTTTTCCCCATCAACTTGGGCATTATAAGCCTTTAGAACTTTATTTGCCATCAAGTCTTGCACTTCATTACTATTTTTCCATTCTTCACTAATACCTCGATAGATAATCGTATGAATATAATTAACAAATTGAGCCTGTATATCCTCTATCTGTTTTTTAGTCTGTGGGTAATCAGACCATTTAAAAGGATTTTCACTATTAGATGAATAATCAGTGCGTAATACAGCTTTAGCAGCTTCCAAATTCAGAACATCATATATATGCTCCACTAAAGCTACATATTTATTCAGCCTTGTGTTAAGCTCTTGATATTTCTTCTTTTGATTCGGAATCTTAGGTTTTGACATATTGGTTTGTTTTTAATCTATTTATTAGAGTAGGCAGAAAAATCACGGTGGTAAGACAAAAAAGATTGTTCTGTTTTTAAGATTGGCTCATTTCTTATTGAACTTGTCACATACGTCACGGTTAAGAAAGCGGCTGGAAGTGAAAAACGGACAACGGCACATGAAGAACTCACCTTTCAAGTTCTTCTCGTGCCGGTCATAGCTATGCACGCAATCCCGACAATGATACTTAGATTGTGTTATTACTTTTTTTGCCATATACAAATTTGTTCTTTCTTTTATCAACCATCGGATATAAATAATGCTTCACTATAATTTTGCCACAGATAGGACAATCTTATACTACATATTCTACCGTAATTATCTTTGAATGTCTTTTCATATTTATCCCTCCTCAATTCTATCAGGTGCCGGCATTTCCAGCAGCCTGATAGCCTTAATCGTTTTTCTACCTTCTAAAATAGCTTTGCATAATCTATGGTATCCATCTGCTATTTGTCCTACTTCATCCAGTATAATAGGGTAGTCTAAAGAACAATCACGAACACGTTTGCATTGAAAGATAAAACTATGAAGCTGGCTGCACTCAAACGGTTCAACAGTCAGGTCTATATTCCACAATGGCATATCACGTACAGGGTATTCCTTTGCTTTCGCGAAATTATAAAGTGTCTGGGCTTTCCATACTTTATTTCCTCTAAGGTATTCGCTTTCGGCAAAGGTCATATTATCTATTGGTACTTTCATGTTATTCCGCACTTTCAAATAAACCGTTCATTCTTGATTGTTTTGCTTGTAAATCCATCGCATCTTCTTTATGTATCTGATCCAAAGTTGCCTCCGCATTATTAGAACCAGCTTCTCTAATAGTTTGCAACTGGCTCTTGATTGGCTTGCCACCATTCTGTTTTATAAGTCTATCAGTCATTGCATCCTCGTCCATTTGGATAAACGGAGTAATGACATGCTCAACTTCTACATTGTCAATCTCTTTAACCCATGAAGTATTCATGCTTTTCAAGAAAGCCTTGATTACACTGCATTCACGCTCAAACGATTCTATCCAATCACCACTTTCATCACCTACTTTCAGATGGGCATCAGTCAGCAAGGTCTGTCTAGCATCAAACCCGATATTTCCTAATGCTTTCATGTTCTCGAATGATATATCCGGAATTTGTGATTGTGACCAGAATAGACTAATCAGGGTACTTACATGGTACTTTAGTGCTTCGATAGCCTGAGACCATGAAACATAAGACACATCACCTCCATTTTCAACACGGAATATCCTACGGCTTTCCCCCTTATCTTCTTTTCCTTGTGTAGCCCCTGCAATTTTAAGGATAGGAGCACTGTTGTAGGCGATAACATCACTATTACGAGAAAGGGTATATTCTATCTCATTACGCAAATAAGACAAACCATGATAAATAGGAACTGGGCGATGAACATAAACACCGGGGATCTTCAATATAGCTATTGGTTCCGCTTTGATTTGTTCCCACCCAGATCCTTGCTGCTTCCACTTGTAATGGATCTTAGAAGTATATGTTTCAAAAAAAGCAATTTCTTCGTCCTTGACTTTCTTCTTGTATTCAAAAGACATAGCAACCATATCTCCCAACTCGTCAAACAACGGATACAGCCCGACGCCCTCCATCGGGGAATAGGTCTTGCATTTCAGCTTAAATTTACTTTGAAAACCATATAGAGAATTGGGATTTTCAACCGTATACCAAATGGTAAATACCTCGCATGACGCAAAATAGGCGTTGCCACGTTTAATATTCTCACTGTCTATACGAGCATACTTGTATATATTCTCAATTGCTTTCGCTATTTGTTGGCGAGTTTCATTGTTCTCAATATTATGATAGACACGTTTTACTGGAATGGAAAACATAAACTCTGTCATCCGTTTTGTAAGGAGTTTTTCAAGACCGATATAAATACGGGAAGCTTTTTCTACCGTACCATCAGATTTTACCTTATCTTTTCGACCAATGTTATCATTTACTATCGAATGCAATGTTGGTTCATAGTCTTTAATAAGATTATCCCATGAGGGGACATAGACTGACTTTCCTTTTAAGTCGTTGATGATATTATCAACCGGGCGCGTAATGTCTAATATAGCTGTTATTTCGTCCATAAATATAGTAAAGTGTCACTTGACACCTTTTTTTATATTGATTATTTAGATAGGAATTTATTCACGAAATATATTTGTCCTTTGCCGGTTACTTTGGTAGTGGTTGTTACCAATACCGAACCATCCGGCTTGGTAATTGATGTTTTCTTCAACTCAAAAAGTCCCAATTTCATAGATTTCTGCGTTGGCTGATTATAATAATCACCTTTTTGGCAAAGATAACCGTTCTCTCGCATCCAACCGAACAAACGGTTCTGACCGATATTCACTCCGTTCTGTTGGAGAATTTTTGCCAATTCAGCAATAAGGCACGAACGTTGAGAGGTACATACAGCATCGGCAAAAAGGACTTTAGGAGCATCTTTTTGGATCTTCTGCTCAGCCTCTATAAGACGCTGTTCTTTTCGTTTCAGTGTTTCTTGTGCCACAATAAGCGCACGTGCCATGATTTCTTCTGGAGTGTCGTCCATTTTGGTAGCGATGTAGCCACCTGTCTTACGGATACATGGCAACACTTCGCTTGTTACCCATTTGCGGAACTTTTTAGCTTCAGGCTTACGACTATCCAATATTGTATCATACAAACCATCCTCATCAACAAAATTTGCCTGTTGGATTCCACCGGCTGTTTCAAGGGGATACTTTGAAAGTACATCCTTATCTAATCTTTGCGCTACCTTACTGGGAATCAAATCCAAAATCTGGCATACATCTGCCAAGCAAAAGAAAGGTTCGTTATTTTCACCCATCGCAATTCTTACCTTTCCGAATTGCTCATTCTCAAAAATTTTAATTGTGTTCATAATGTAGTTCCGTACTCCTTCATACGGTGATTAGTTACACATGATACTGCTCCAAAAAGGAACCGGATAGCACAATACGTACTACCCGGTAACGTGAAGGAGCACGTTAGCATCAAATGCTATGATGCAAATATAATAAAAGTGGCTGTAAAAATGTCACATTCAACAGAAAAACTTACCTTAAATACAATATTTTATATTATCTGTTTGTATTTGGTACTATTTTTAGTACCTTTGCATAAACAAACGATTATGGGTACAAAGGAAAAACTAATAGAACGTATTTTGTCATGCCCAAAGGATTTTACCTATGATGAAGCAAAACGCTTATTCGGGATTTTTGGATACAAGGAAAGCAACAAAGGTGCTACATCAGGTTCCCGTGTTGAGTTTATAGGACCAGACGAAGAAGCTCCTTTCATTTTACATAAGCCACATCCCGGAAGCATTTTGAAATCATACGTGATAAAAGGAATAATTGAGCATATAAAGAAAAACAATTTGATTGAGAAATATAAACAATCTAAAACAAAGTAGTATGGGACTTTTAAAATACAAAGGATATTCCGGTTCTGTAGAATACAGTCCGGAAGACAATTGTCTGTTTGGCAAAGTGCAAGGGATGAGAAAAGCGTCAATCCTTTATGAAGGAAAGTCTGTAGATGAGGTCCGTAAAGACTTTGAGGAATCTATAGACTTTTATCTTGAAAACTGTAAAGAAAGAAATATACAGCCTGAAAAGCCTTATAGTGGGAAGTTAAATCTACGTATGTCACCAGACTTACATTCCCGTGTAGCCGCTTTTGCTTCCAGCACTGGAACAACAATTAATGAGTTTATCAATAAAGCCATATCTAAAGAACTTGAACACGAAATAGCTTTGTAAAATAATATATATGCAAAAAATAATACAAGAAATTAAATTTTTTCTTAATTATTTAAGAGAAGATCCATACGAATTTATTGCCATAGTATTAGGTATTTTTTGGCTGTTACTATTACTTGTTGGAAAATAATACCAGAAACAAAGAGAGGGTATGCGATACTCTCTCTTCCAAATCACTTACCATAACTTGTATCAATGACTTTGCAGCCATTTGTTCCGTCTTTCTCTGCACGCCTCTAAGGTAGGTGCACAATAAGAAAACAGCTCACCGTACAATAGAAATGCGCCGACTTTCACAAGCCAGCGCACATAAGAGCAATGAAAACACAAACAAGGAGTGTTTTCGGTTACAAAGGTACTAAAAAAACACAACTACAAAAAGTCTTTAAGCAACTCTTCATCACTAATAAAGCTATAATCTCTAGGATAAAACGTATTCGCTAATGCATCCATATAGTCAGGAGAACGTTTAATACGTTTTTTGATATCTTCTTTAGGCTCAATGATAATCTTTCCATTACTAAGGAACTTCCACTTGGTTTCGGTAGCCTCCTCCATTAACTGATCGCAGGGTGGGAGAGCGGCACCAAAACCATTTTTAGGATTAAGCCAGTCACGTAAAGCCCAATATAGGTATGCTCTCATATTTGCAAATTCATATTCGCCAGTAATATCGTGTAAGCCATCTGCCCCTTCCGAATATTTGCATGAAAAAGCGTTTGTAAATTTTTCTTCTAACAAACGAGAATAGACACCTGCTCCCTCTCCAATAGTATCAATAAATGCTTTTGCTCCTTTCTTCTTTAGATAGGGAATCATCATACCTACCACATGCATGTGATCCGCACGCCCGGCAGATTGATGAACTTCAAATTGAGAAACGTAGTTACCGTATCGCGGACAAAGCACACTGTTATCGCGTCCCATACCGGCAACGTCAACACCTAACTTACAAGATTTGGCTGGGATAAAACCATTTTCCTGTAACTCCTGCCAATTCCTGTTTGCTATTTCTATCCATTCATAAGGGATGAGAACATCTTCCGACACTTTAGGAAACATACCAAGTACCTTGACGCGAAACAAATCGTTAGGTCTGTATAGTTTACCTTCCCAATTGAAATCGCCTTCTCCCTCATTGAAATCTGTTTTTTGAATGGGAGAACACCAATTTATTACCTTGTCTTTTACCCATTCATAATCCACTTGACCGGGTATTACAATTTGCTTCTTTACTACATTTTCTGCATTTAGAGAGCTAAGTCTGAATTTTGCAAAACGGTCAGACTTCATGGCACGAGCTGCGTAACCGGTAGTAACATTAGGATTGAACACTATGAGAAAGCGGGAATTACCCTGTAAGTTACCTTCAATAGCGTTGTATGTCGCTTCTGATATACCGGAAGCTTCAGTAACAACAAACATGGTATTTACAGCATGGAAACCAGACCATGCTTCTGTGTTGTCATCACCAGCTTTGAACCCCGTTAGAAACCACTCTTCGTAATCTGTTTTAATGCCGGAAGATAGTAGACGTCCGGGCAAGAACCCTGCATTTCTAAATAAACGGGATATTTCAGGTATCATTATATTTTGAACCTGACGAGCTGTAGGAGCTGTCATGGCAATCTTGGTATTCTTAACTAACTTACCTTCTTTCCAACGTGGAGTAAGATACATGAAGCACATAGATGCACAAGCTGCAATGTAATCTTTCCCACGAGCTGTGCCCGATGCTACAGCAGTCATTGGATTATGCTGAACGGATTGAAGAATAGCTTGTTGCTCTTTGTCTAGTCTTGAATGAAGAACATCATGAGCGAACTTGCACCAATCCTCTCGCCATGCTTTCATGTATCGTATAGACTTTTCATCTTTGCTCATTCCTCATCGTCTGGCAATTCTTGCATTAATTTCTCAAATGGATTAATACTCAAATCTTGCTCTACTTTTTCAACGTAACCGCGATGCTTCATTTTAGTCTTACTTAACCAAATAAGCATAGTATTATCGTGTTCCGTCAAAGCTTTAGCAAACATTGTCGTTTCTAGCTTATCATAGAAACTTTCTTCTACTTCTTTCCATTTTTCGGCAAAATCTGGATCATTCGCTTTCCATTTATAAGCAATTGAGCGTGATATTTCCACAGCCTCACAAGCTGCGGTAACATTCAGCATCCTTGCGTCCAAAGCTTTTAGGAATTTCGCTTTCTTTTGCCTTGTATTAAGCCTGTACTTCTGTGCCATCTTTATTTCCCTCCAATACATTGTTTACGATTTCCAACATCTTACAAATACTTAGTGCCTGCGCCTTGATTTTATATTTGGCTTGAACTTTAGTCGACACCTCATTCAACCGGCGCATTGTGTCCATATCCACCAAAGTTAGATTACCAAGCTCTTTTTCTGAATAACATTCCAACGTTTCCATGAGTTTATCAAACGAAACCTTCTGCGTATCAACAAACATAAGAGTTACAGGAACGATTTCGTTATTCGGCATTTCAACCGTATAGTTGATATCCTTTACGCTTTCCAGAACTTCATTGCTGATATGCGCATACTCTTTCAGTGCGACATCTGTTATTTCATCAAGCAATTGCTTCAAAATCTCCGCATCGTCCTGCCCAACTATACTGTTATGTGACAATTGTGTTGCCAGCAACCAATCGTTTGTAGTCTCCTCTTCATCTATGTACATAACATGGATGGAAGTAAGCCCGGCCATTTTTGCCGCTTGTGTTCGGTGATTACCGCTCACTACCGTATAAGAACCATCCGAATGCTTTACGCAAAATGGTACAGACGATAATTGACCGTCCCTACGAATGTTATTCACTAAGGCATTAAACGGGTCCTGCTGCATGAAATGCGCATTTTTCTTGACCAGCTTAATGTCAGATAACTGCACTTCCGCTATCTTGAATTTTCCCATATTATTCCTTTCTCGGCTCATCACCGTATTTTTTCACAAAATCTTTTAAAATATCATCTAAGTTTCCACGAATACCTGCATCTTGTATGTAATGGAGTTTACCAACACAGCGTTCATGCAGTTTAAACACTCCCCGATACTTCATACTTACCGGTTTATCGGTAAATACAGAAGTGGCAATCACTCCACATTCATGTTTATATCTTATGTCCAATTCATCTTTGAACTCTGACGAAAGTACACCCATAATTAGCAATCTACTCAATTTGGGCAATGGATGGTCTATCACGAAATCCGACTTCATCAAAACTGCATCCATGCCGTATTTGCTTACCTTCAGGAAATCAAACATACAAGCCCCGAACACATAATCATCCAAGAACCATAAGTAACAGAATGGCGCAGAACCGAGGATAATACCCTTTTTCAAGTAAATCATACGCAGATAATCAATCTCTGCCATAGAAGCACGTACAAACCGGAGTTTGCTTTTATCCGTAAGCATATAATCATCCGGCAGTCGTTTATATTTTAAAGGAATGATAGTACGCCTTTTAAAACTGCTGTCTCCACTTTCTACCACATTAGACCAAATATATGTGCGTTGGTCTTTGAATACCTCTCTTCTGCCCATAAATCCATGCTGCGAGAGAGCCATGTAATTAACTTGTTCTTCATCTATTTCTGTCTGCATATTTCGTTTTAATTCGTTCTTGCCATCCGAGGTCATCCATCAAGAAACGTTGCAATGCGTTACTTGTAGCTTTCATGCCGGAATGAAATTCATTCTGATAGATTAGTATATCATCCTCTTTACAATTAAGAATCGCATCCGATATATCAGCACAATAAAGCACTTCAATAGACTTACTTTTAAGGTTATCTACTATATTTTGATAACGTTCCGTATACTTCTTATGGTAATGCTCCAACTTTGCCATAAAATCGTCATAAAGCGATTTGTGATAAATATCCTGTGAGTTCTTATGCTTCTTGATGGCATTAAAAAGGTGAATAGTGGCAATAATTTCAGCAGGATTTTCGGATTTGATACTTAGAAACTTATATTCTTCATTAAAGCGTAATTCTTGTATTTCACCTTTGATTGCTTTATACATCATGTAGATAAAATACTCCTTTGTATACACCTTAATTTCACGGTTGGTAAGTACCTGCTCTATATCCATATAATACGAGTTTACCACATGGGCTACATCGAATTTGGAGGCCTCTTTCTTGATAAAGGAAAGCATACGGTTGGATTTCTTAAACATGGAGCCTACCACTGTAACATTATCCGAGTGTTCTGCTGCCCAAAGTAACGGTTTATGTCTTTGGGGAACCTTAGAATAGTCTATATTGAACACTTCAAGGCACTTATCAATTGTGGTGAGTTGCTTATACTCTTCCATATCTTCATGCAGGTAGGCGTACTCCACAAACGAATACATGAATTTGATTGTCTCCAGTATTTTATCGAAATCCCAGGAGCTATTGAAGATCCTAAATTCTGCCGTTCCTATCTTTCCAATAGAACATAAATTAAGCCAATACCGGATATGCCCTCTGTCTGAACCATTGCTAAAGATCTTCAGCAAGTTATCGATATTATCGGCTTCCAGTACACGCCTTACCACATCCCAAGGTGGACTAGGCACGAGGTATTTCGTTTCCCACCACTCGGCGATGTCAAATATCCGCTTGATAGGATATGCAGTATAGTAGGATAGAACAAACATGCGTTTGATAACATCCAAATCCATATCCTTGATATACAGATGTGCATCAAAACCTTCATTCCACATAAGATAGCTTCCTGCATCTTTCATGGTCTGAATGAAGTCCTTCAGTTCTTGCAGATCTTCTGCACAATAATGGTACGGTCGAGTGTTTATCTCACCGCCAAACTGACCGTGATGCGTAACTGCCGAACCGTCCGAGTTGTTCATCATGGTTAGTTTGTTGTCCGTCCACTTGTAACCGGATGAAAGTGGGATAAGCTGTTTGTCACCATCGGCAAACTCCAACTCCATGCCAAACGTACGTTTGGCAATATAGTCAATCCAAGGTTTATCTATATTCATGTTCTGCATATTTCAATTTAACCAAGGATTTATAATCAGGAACAATATAAATCACATCACCAATGCGATAATCCGAAACATGCTCACATTGCATTATTGAATATTCACTGGAACTGTACTCATATTTCAAATCGGTGTGATAGTAAATCCGGCATTTGTACATATCTGCCATTGAATAACCGCAATCAATAATGAGTTGGTTACGCTCCGGATAAATGCCTATAACCTTTGCTTGTAACTCAATTCCATTAAGACCTTGCTTTTCTTTGTCAACACAATATGGGATTGTACCAAACAACATATATTCACCAATACGAACATCACTTATGAAACTAGGCAGTTTACTATTTTGCCCAAGCCAAAAACTACCTCCCAAGCTGATAGACTCAATATCATTACGCAGACCGTTCCAGATACGGAACAGTTCTTTTTCCGAAGGGTGATTTTCATTCAGACAACCGGAAGTAATCAAACCATATATATGGGAGCTTGAAAGTGTCCTTATTTCATTGACCAACTTACTTGCTTCATAAATGCTTAAGCCTTCTCTATTATCACATGCATTAATCGGAATATAAAAATTATGTATTCCTTGGCACGCATTTCCATTGATAGTAAGATATTTCCAAACATCCGCAAATGATGTAACCACAGCACCGCTATTCCCCTTTACTGCCTTTCCGATAGAATAGCATATACTGTCTTTTAAATGGAGTCCAAAAATCTTATTTCTTATCTTATCCGATATATGCTCATAAATATCTTCATAAAAATCCTTGAACATTAACGAAATAGGGACATTAACAAATGATTGAGCCTTTTCAATGTTTTCTATTATATTCTTGGTATAGACTATAACTTTCATAGTTCCCACTTTAAGATTAAACGTTCAATTTCTTTGTATTTGGTATCTCTTTTGAATGAGAACCCTGCATTGATGAAACTCTTCATGCTTGCCTCATTCTTAGGCGATGTCATAGCAAATATCTCTTGCGAGCCATTGGAAATCAGTTTGGCAATATTGGCATTGAGAAGGATATACTGAAATCCGTTCCCCCTATAATCAGCATGAACAAAGCATTTATCCACGTAGGCTGTACCGTATTCAGTGCAATAGGCAAGTGAGTAGGCAACCAGCTTGTCATTTACCAACAACCCGAAACTGCAACCGGATTGCAAGCACTTCACTATATCTTCCGTCTCAGAGGGAAAACACATATCCGGATTGGCAAGAAGAGTCCGCTCCATCTTTTCAATATCGGACATATCAGACATGGACAAAACTTTTACTTGCATTTTGTACTCAATGTTTCCTTTTTCAGTTGGGAACAATGGTTCGTAACGGTCAATCCATGCTTTAGAGAGAAATGTATCGATATCAACTTTAGGCAACAATGCTTTTCTGCAACTGTCGAAAACATCTAATACAAATTCCTTATGCTTAGCAAGTTGTTCGCTTTTCAACGGACACTTACCACTACGAAACACAAAACTTTTTTTCACCGATTTTACCCACAAAGGATAAGTTTTACACATAATAGGCTTGTAACCATTATCACATGATTTGCAGTCTTTAGCGATACATTTTACCTTTTTACCGCCAAAGTAATCATCATCTATAATCTGTAAATGGGAGATTTCTTTTTCATGCCCGTCAAGTTCATGGGGCAAAATTACAATATGTCCGTCTGATCCGAACGAACAACACTTCCAACCGCATCCGGAGTTTTCACATGCTCTTATTAGTCCTTTATTGCTCATATATTTAAGTTGTATATAACTTCATATACATTTTGCGTTAAATGCCTGCCGGGCATATTCCCAGCAGGCTTAACACAAAAAATCAATCATCTGCAAGCTACTTGCAAGAACACTTATGCAGTCCTTCGGCTTCTTTTAGTCGTGTCAGATGGCAATTTCCATCACCCCGTAAACTACACAAGCTTTAATGTTTTTGCTTTTGCTTATCGCTACTATAAGGGTTGAGCGGAAACAGGGAGTCGAACCCCACTCTTTGGCTGGAATACCAACGCTCTACCGATGAGCTATTTCCGCAAACGCTCGTCTTTCCGAGCTGCCAACATTATGAACCGCCATGTAGCCACAGTCAACATTCACATGATTTTGTGAAGATCCACCTTGATTGATACCCTTTGGACTTATATGGGTTTTACCATACTCTCTCAATCTACTATTTTCTTCTATATATCGGTTGCTCCCATAACAACCTCAAATTTTAGAAAATGGTGCGTTCATTGATACAAGGCTGTGGGAACTCAAGGATTCGAACCTTGTTCTTCGGATTTTCAGTCCGACGCATAGACCATCTTTGCTAAATTCCCTTTTGCCTATGCTGTCAAACCACCGCTTGCTTGGCAAATCTGGCAGCATTCCATCAAACGCTATTGATGGTTGGCTAATAATTCTGGGTTATCGTATATATTTCCTTTTATTTCATATTCATATAAAACGGCTCCATGTTCATGCCCATCATTCCAATCTGAGGAATATACAAAATCTGACACAATGTAACCTTTATAAGTTTTATGTTTTATACCAAAAACTCCGTTATCAAAACTCACTTCACCTATAAACCCATAGTCATATCCATCTGTAACTATTCGTTCAACAATGTCACCCTCATATATTTCTTCCCCATTCTTGTCAAGCAAGCCTGTGAACTGACCAACAGAGTCTTCCTTCACTTGCTCCCAATCGTCAAGTGTACCTCCTTGATGAATCATTGGAAAGTGGTCGTCATCGTCTTGAAATAACCAACCGATAATCCATTTTCCGCTTTCAACGTGTTTACCTCTAAACTTAATATTTCTTCTCATACTCAAAACAAACTTGCTTGTTCATACTTAGGTTCTTTCTTCTCAACAACTCCAAACTCTTTGATTTCAATACCTGTCTTTTCAGTAAGCCACTTAGCCAAAATATGCCGATGGCAGAAATCACCCGGCTTTTCGTAACAGCAGAGAGCAACATCTTTGCCTTCACTGAGTCGCTGGATGGTTTGTATCAAATCTTGTGGATTGACTTTTGCAAGGACATCATTCAAATACATATTCGTGTATTCTTCATAAGTCCATTTATCATCCAGCATATATCTTTTTGGTGCAACCTCTATTATTTGAGGAGCATTATAATATCTTGGCTTCCCTAACGCAACACATATCATTTTTACGTTTGCGGCTGCCAACTTTCTGTAATTTCCGAAATAACTTGTGTAAATTTTCATTGCTCTTTTTTTTATTTTTATGGTGTAAAGATATAAAATATGGCGTAAAAAACGTCACTTTTAGTCATAAATTTATTTAATTTGATGATTTTATTGTCTCAACCTTGTAACATTTCATCATGTGATCTGTTTCGCACCCCATATTGAAAATATTGCCGAGATAATATTTGCGTACTTCTTGCCATGATAAGTTGATAGGGGTAACGAACCAGTCTTTATTACCTTGTTCGTCTTTTAAATACACTTTTACAGTTGTTTTCATTGCTCTATATTTTATCCGTTATACGCTGCTGTTATCTTTTCTGCTTTCAATTCTTTGGTAAGCTCTCCATTCTTGTAGAAGCGCACAGCAACAACTCTCACCGTTTCTGACAAGAACCGGCCACAATCATTGGTTAACTTCACTTTTAGCTTGCTTGCCTTGGCTAAACTTTTTGTACGCTTCTTTATTGTGTTTTTGAATCCGAAAACATAATCTTCGGTATCAATCTCAAATGAATATGTAGTGGAATACATCACTCTTTGAAGCTCTTTTGTTAGTTCTGTTACTTTGCTCATTTGCTCTCTTCTATTATTAGTCGTTATTATTTCCAAGAAGTTCTTGTAAAGCAGACTTATATCCGTCCAACGCCTGTTGTGTATATCCCAATCTGAATTTTTTATCTGCTGAAAGAGAGTCGTTGTTCAATCCTTTTTCAATAGCTTCAATGTTTGCTTTGTAGTATCTGATAAGTTCTTCTGTTTTCATTGCTCTTGACTTTTACTTGTTATTAATAGGTGTTATTTTGATATTGTAAAGATACAAATAATATATTGAATATCAGTATTTTACATCTTAAATATCGCAAGCTTAAACTTTGTTTAACTTTCTATATTTCAACGTGTTACCAAATTTTTCAACGGTGGTGCCGCTCCGCTTGTTGCCTCCACGCCTGGATAGTTGGTTATTTAAACACGTGATCTATAAATACCGTATTAGTTTGCCATTCTCCGCGCTTTTTGAAAACAAAATACCCGCGTATTGTTGCCGTTTCATTCATTCCGTTTGCAAAATCATAAGCGGCTTGTTGGTCCTTTCCGAATTCTTCGTTTATCGTTCCGCTGTTATTGCTCACCCTATAGCGTAGCTTTGCAGGGGCTTTTGTTCTATCTGTAATAATATTCATACTTTCCGTTTTGTGCAATTGCTTGCGGTTAATACTTATTTCCCTTGTAATCCTGTGTGGTAGCCATCAAGCCATATTAACAACTCTTTTGGGGTGTAATAGCCGCTTATACGCTTGTTCGGGTAACGTGTCGTTATTTCTCCGTTGTCGCCATCCGCCAATATTATAGCGTATGTATGTTTCGGCAAACTCGATGGATTGAGGGAGAAACCATTTGCCCTGCAATATGATTGTAATTGCCTTAACGCTTCTTTCTGTGTTAGATTCATATTCTTATGGTGCTGATTTCAACATATATTTTGATAAAAGGATGGATTTACTTTTCTCTATCTCGCTATTGGTGTCAATACCAATCTGCTGGTAGAACCCGGCATTACCAGAAAGACATTCATACGCAATTTTCAATGTTCTGCGTTCTTCTTTGGTAAATCCAATGCGAAAAGTGGAGGAAATTGCTAGTGCGGCTTTTAAATCACCGCACTGGAGTAATGAAATCGCTTTATTGGTTTTCGTTTTCATCTCCCCACAACTTTTTAGCAAGTTCGTAATTCTTTTGTGCTTCATTAACTGCTTTCTTGGCATAAGTAAGAGTATAAGCATGTTCACGCGGATATTTGCCAGACTTTACACCTTCATGGTATTCTTTCGCTTGTTCCAACTTGTGTTCGTAGAAGTCAATGCTTTCCGGCATAGACAAATTGATCGTGTTGGCACGTTTCTCCCAATATTGGGTCACTCTTTCATGTTCATTTGCCTTATCACTGAACTCAACGCTTTTACCCATGTTGTTCCAGGCATCATCTATCATTTTGCGATGACCTCGTTCACTATGGTGCCCTACTTTGATGGGCTCGCCTAAAGAAAGAAAATCTCGATGTTTATTCGATTTCTGAAAATACTCATTACTTTTTTGCACTGCTGATACGGCCCATTCACGTCTGCGTTCCGCTCTTTGCTTAGCCCATTCTTGAACGTTAAAGCCATCAGCCCGGGCGATGGAGTAATAATAAAAACCATCTTTCTCGAGAATTAGATTGAAAACGATGCTTTCGTTTTCTTTGCCATACTTGGTGGTAACTAGAATTTCTTCACCTTTTTTGTGCATCTCTTCGCACTTTGCCAAAAACACGTTTGGCGCAAACTTGTAATATGTGTTCATTGCTCTTATGTATTAAATTGCTAACTTTAATATTTCTATATCTCGAATAAGTCTATTGGCTCTCTGCCTTTCATTACTTGCAAAGTCTTCATTACAGATACTTTCGTAGAATGCCGCATTTTCTTCTGCTTCTTTTAACGACATCTCTTTGCGTTCTATCAAAGACTTTATTGTATCAATATCATTGCTATTAATAATTTCTTCTAAAGCTGTCTTCTTTGTTAATTCGATTGTTGCTTTCATTGCTCTTGTCTTTTAATTGTTAGTAATATTGGTTTCTTTTAAGTATTGTAAAGATACTCATTATCAATGAATTAGCCAAATATTTACACAATTATTTTAGTCGTAAAATACTCATAACCAAAGATTTAACTTTTAGAATAAAACAGCAGACATGATACAGATGATGCATCGGAAATGGTTACTTTGTATAGTTTGCTCATGGATTTTTCTTTTTAAGTATTTCAACACATTCCTTTACTCCATCATCGAAACCTTGTTTATAGCCTTTAGTATATTCCCCTATATTATATACCGTCATTGACAGAAAAAATAGAAGGATACCCAAAGCCTTATACCAACTAGGAAGCGAGATGGAAAACGGCTTGAATGTAATTGTAAGATCTCCAACCCATAATATAGCTATTATGAATATAATTGTAAATAAAATTGTTTTCATAATCTTAATATTGTTTATTACCTTATTCCTAATTTAATTTCTTCATCCTTAATTATTTTTCCAATCTTATCGGCTTCCTCATACCGTTCTTCTTTTATCAACAGTCTTTGCAATTCCGAAAGCTGGTTAATATAAACAATATCGTTACGATCTGATACATGGCGGACATATCCTTCTATCTTATCTATCTTATCCATCTTGTCTTCCATGCGTCTGTGCCACTTGCTTACCAAGATTAAGGTAAACATCAAAGCATAAGCATTTAATGAGACAATGATAAATTTAAATATTACTTCTGCTGTTTCCATAACAATATAATCTGTTAATCAATAAGTTCAAATTCATAAACAAACATGAAAGGGTTACTTTCCCATATACATTTGCCTAATAATTTGTATATGAGAGCGACAAAGGCTTGTTTTGCATTAGGATACTTATACTTTCCAGATTCATCAAAACTATATGTAAAACCCATGCAATCGGTATGCGGTGAATCAAATCCTAAAAAATATTTTCCTATACCTTCTTTCATACAACTTTCATCATCTATATCTTGGAGTCGTTCAATCTTAACATTGATAATGCGGATATGATGTGTCATGGCATCAGCGCGAACAAATAACTTGTTGCGCCAACCTTTGCTATTCTTCCAACTACTAACTAACATATCAAGTGTTTCCAACCCTTGTTCATGGTAAACGGTTTCATAACTTTGAGCAATGGCATAAATTTCACCAACTTTGTATCGAGATAAATGCATTTTATCTTCTCTAAATGTAAATGGAACAATTTGTCTCGCCATAGTCTTCCGACCTTCCAATACCGCTTGGGTTAATCCTAATTTATCGTTGAAAAATATCTTCTTCATAATCATATCAGTTTTAATGCTTCATGTAATCCAGCTTCAAGTGCTTCTTCATAAGTATCCCATTCCCCTCCGTCATTTGTTCCTTCATAAACAGAACTAGTTATATGAGTTCCATTGTCAGCTTTAGATATTTCGTATCCATAGCCACAAGCACAGTTATATACACATATATGAATATTTTTGGTTTCACGTAACCACTTTTGGGCGACGGATTGCGGAGGAACAGATAGGTATTTATAACAATGATTCAAAGTGGAAACATCTATGAGATATTTCCTTTCATTGAACCCCTTCTCTTTAAGCAGTTTTGCTGTTTCTAATGTTACAAGTTCTTCGGTCATGGTTATTCTCCTTTACACTCTTCACAATGCAATTTATAAGCATGTGCAAACATCTTTAACGTAACAGGATCAAAGTGAAAATCGGACTGTTTCCCTTCTATGACAACAGAAATACATAATTTACCATCTAAAAAGCAAATATATGCCTCACCATCTCCAATCCCTCTAATGGAAAAGGTTTGTGTCTGTACACTATCCATGATTCTCCTCCTTTAGTCTTTTAATTAGGGCATCAGCGCAATTAAGCGAATATTTAGCTACTGCCTCAGAATTAATACCATTCTCGTTTGCTATAACAACTTTAATAATGTCTTTTGCCAATTCGTACCTACGTTGTTCCCAATCAATGTTTTCACTAAAGAAATTAAGTTCTGCCAGCTTGAGATACATGTTTCCCACCAATGCAGTACCATCATCATATAAATCCTTAATCTCTACAATTTCTCCAGTTGATTTTACTCTTGCTTTCATATTTAATATTCTGATTTAATAATAGTACCAAATGAACGATACCGATGCCAAACTATATTTCCACGCTGAATTTCAGTAAGCCAATCACAAGCCTTAAAAACTTGTCCTACATTATATAGGAATGGTCTTTTTTGAATTTTTCTTTTTATTCTTGCTTTCATATTTAATCGAAATACATTACTTTCTTACCTATACATACTTTGAACCTTGAAAAAACTTCACTATGTTGTGTAATATTATTGGGATTATATTTGTTAACAAAACATCCAGTACGTTTATGGTATCTGACACAAGCATTTTCAGGAGATTTAGCCAATACATCTTTTTCATCTATAAAATCAGAAAACAAATCATCTCTGTATGATACCTTATACCACTTAACTTGGTTTCTTATCTTTTTAAAATACTTTGCTTTCATCATTCCTCCTTTGTTTTAAAATGTTCAATCAGTTCGTCTACGGTGGCCTTGCGCCATTTAAGAGATACTTCTAATATACTGTCATTGTCTTTATTATAAACCCAAATTCCTTCGGGTGAAATAAACCACTGAAACTTATCTGTATCATCCCTCAATGCTGCTAAAGCAAGGAAAAGCTCTTCATTGGTTCCACAATCAATCCTACCAGCACAATTCCAAGTTATATGCGGATCTTTTGAATCAAACATCTCATTCGTAATATTGGTGTACTTGGCATACTCCTTATTTGCTGCTGTTGCTAAACATAACTTCTTATTGTCAAATATCACTATTGATGGTTTATACCCTAATTCCTCCAGTTTTTTCCGAAGTTCCTGTGTGTCTTTACGTATAAAGCACGGTGTTGTAAATCCCATAATTATTCGTTTTTTAATAATCCTGATTTCCTCAATTTTTTTCTAAAATTCTTTTCATTTAAGGCTTGTTCATAATAGCAATTAGGTTCTATGACCGTTTCAGCCCTAGTTATAGGAAGCCCATTCAGTCCTATAGAAACATTATGTATAATAGAAGCTCTCTTTATCTCCCCTGTCTTAACGTTAAAAGAGAATAATATATGCCCTGGATTCCTCTTAACTTTTTTAATCAATTTATATTCTGTTTGTTGTTTTTGTAGATACTCTATCTGTTCTTTAGAAAGATCATCTTTTGTTACAATAGGTACTATATCCATTTACTTTTCCTCCTCTCCAACTTTAACATATCCGTTTTCAATGCACCAACACAGCATATCATAGGCTGCATCCAATAGGTTTCCTGACAATTTAAAAACAAATGGTTCACATATGCCTATTTGATAACTTATACACCAAGGTCCAGCAAAAGTAGGTTCAATGTGCAGCTTATTTTTTGTACCAAAGTCATTTATGTGTCGCGGTAACTTGCCGAGAATATCCTGCAAGGTAAAAACTCCACACTCTTCTTTTAAGGAATGATCGTAACTACTAGTGTCAACGTAATATAGATTAAAATGGACATTGTACCAATGGTGCTTAATTGCTTTTTCAGCATCTTCCCATAACAATTCGCAACCATCATCATCCGTGGCTATTAATACCATGCTTGCATCGCTTGTATCCAGCCCAAGCTCCTTCAAGTGCTTCATCTGCTCGATTGATAATGCCTGTTTCATTTCTTTTCCTCCTCTGTTTTAATATCCGTTACTTTGCCACGACTGACAAAACAGAAACATCCCATCACATTACACAGGTATGATTCATGCTCCATCTTACACTCTTTGCATTCTTTACATAATGAACATTCACTGCAAACGAAATTTTCATTGAACGTTTTGCTCATTTCATGCAACACACCATCTATTATTATTCCGCTATTTATTTCCATATTGTCTAATTAATTTAATTGCTAATAGAGGGTCTTTATCTCCTATTTGATTGATTAGCTTTGTAAATTTGTCCACTCTGCCATAGTGTCTAACGCAAATAGCATTTGCCTTCATCGAGCGTCCTAATCCGTATAAATACTCCATGCGTGCATTTCTACGGATATTCTTCATTATCTTTTTTGCTTGTCTTAATTTCATATCTCAATCTCCTTTCTCTTTAATCCGTTCAAGCACATCCCTGTTGGCTTCGAGTATATCATCAAAAGACGGGATGGGCATATAAGCGACAACTATTCCATGAAAAGAAATTGTATCATACACACGCTCTTCTGTCTCCCATTTCCCTTTTTTATACAATCCAGCAAAGTAACCTCTATGAATACCCCTCCATTCCAGAATAAATACAACACGCTTCCCCTCTTCCGGCAACCGTTCCTTAACACTTATCCAAGGGGATTGCTTTGATTGCCATTCGGCTCCGTCTTTGAATAACGGAACGGCATATTTTTCTATCGTTGCCGCAAAAGCATTATAAAGGCTTGTATCTTTATGCTTGCTATATCCATCTTTCAATTCTTGTAATATCTTCTCGCGTTCAATTCGAGCCGCTTCTTCTACAGTATGTTTCATAATCATTCTTTTATAAATTCAAGTTTGTACCCTAAATACCCCGATTTACCTTCCGCATCCATAGCCCGTCCTGTCAAGTTACCATAAAGTTCATCCATGATAATGTAAAATATTACTTTGGGTAATGGTTTTTGCAGATATTCAATGTACACATTAAATAATTCATGCTTTGGAGTTACCGTTTCGATTTCTCTGAAACATTCGGTTATCGGACGAAAATCAAATCCATTCTTCTTTGGGTTGGTCAATAGTTCCTTATAGGCAGCTACAAGACCAGGGGATAATTGTATTGTTTCACACTTCATACTTGTACTATTTCAAATTCATCTGCATGTTCCTTACCAATCCAATCCCGTTTCTGATTTTCAGTTGCGGTTTCATAGATTCTTCCTCGCTTAGACAAATGCCTTTTCCTAAAAATACCTTCTTCTCCAAGTTTGTCATAATCTCTTCTTGAAGGGGATAATCCCTTTGCCCTG